CTTTTCTATCCCTAACTTCTATGGAGCTTTACCATGTTGCCTGCGGATCTGTTTTGGCTCGAACTGGATTACAAGTTCGTTTTAGACATCCCCTTTGATAACGGGGATGGTATTTGGGTGTATTATTGCCCATTTACGCCAAGACTTGACTACTGGCAAGAGACGGCTTTAGCAACCGTTGATTAGAAGTTAGGAACCCGGGTAGCTCCCGGTAGACTGTCAGCACTCCCCACCCAGGGGAGCGGTAATCTGACTTGTCGTAACACTACAGAAAGGCTCACTATGGAGATCAAACCCCAATGTGAAGAGGGGCGTCAAAACCCCGCTTGGCTTTCTGCTTTAGGACTTGTAGTGACCGTAATTGGTCCGATCCTCCTGAAGTTAGTAGAACGTTATAGAAGTCGGCGATTGACACCGCCGAGGGAGCCTTGACATGCTCCCTGTTACTGGACCTTTTCAGAAGGTCTTCACACTTCGAGCTCCTCCCCTGCCGAGTGGATACCAGAACCCGAATTTTGAGTTATCTCGGACCTGGTATCGGCAGAAGAAGCCTTTTAACTTACCCCTCGCTCTCAGCACCACTCTGATGCAGATCGATTACTCGTTGTTTTTTGACGAGGGCGATCCGTCTCAGGCTGTGAACGGATACTGGGTGATGCCAGCAATGGTGTCACTCGGTAATGTTCAAGATTTTACTGATGCGTCCGAAAAGGCGTACAGTAAGCTTTTGGGCAAAGTGGGTGAGTCTTCTCAGTGGGCCAATAACGTCATAGAAGCTCGCAAGACCTATGACGGCGCTGTGGATCGGATCGGAACTCTGATCAAATTCACACGCAAAGTCCTCAAAAGGGACATTTATGGCGCGGCTAAAATCCTAAGGATGGGCGTGCCTCCTGGCGCCCGTAAAAAAGGTAAATCCTTGTCCGGTTTGTGGTTGGAATACCACTTCGGCTGGGAGCCACTCCTTGCGGATATTTATGCTGGAATCGGAGCCCTGGGAAGGGACTTCCATTCCAACGTGTTGTCGGGCGGTGCTAAGAACGATCGTTTAAGCATTGTCAAGACGACCAACGCATCTACGGGTGAAAACACGTATGATCAGCAGAATACTGTCACAAGTGTTCGGCAGCGTTGCCGTATTAGGGTTGTCAACCCTAATGCCACTCTTCTGAATGACCTCGGTCTAGCTAACCCTGTGTCAGTGGTTTGGGAAACGATTCCTTTCAGCTTCGTTGTTGATTGGTTCAGTACTGCGGGTGCTGTAATGTCCGCGGCTACTGACTTCCTAGGGATTGATGTACTTGATCCCTACAGGTCGTATAAGATCCAAACTTTCCGCGCATACCGTACGGAGAAATTCTCTCCTGGACACGCTCCTGCGAAAGCAGGCGGGTTTGGGAACTTCCACG